AACGGTCTGACTCTTTTTGCATAGACTGACTCATCCGCAATATAATCCTCATAAACTATATCGCCAGCAGCAGCTAATGTCGCTTCGTCAATCTTACGGGTGAATCCCGTTTTGGCTACACCGTGACCGATGATAAGATCATCGTAAACAGATTTCAGCAATTGATCGAAGACTTTCTTTCTATCGCATTCGTAGTTAAGTACCGCTTCTTGAATCATTGACGATACATAACCATCCGGCTTTCTGGCCTTACCCTTGTACTCAGGATTTGTATTAACCAGAAATGGAGCAAGAGTCATTATCTGAGAAGCCAGGATATTGATCGTAATCTGATCTGCCGGATTATCCGATGCCTTATCCTGGCCTTCATCTACCATCTCGTTCCACTGCATACCTTTGTAATCCCGGTATGCTCGCTTCCAGAGAGCGTCACCGTTCCACAGATTCGCACGCCAGAAGATGGCCGTTTGAATCCTAGCGGCCCACAGGTTGTATGCATCTGCTCCTGTTTTTGCTTCTTGTTCTAACGGTGACATTTGCTCTCCTAAATCCTACTAAAGTTACTTTAGTTATTATCTTTATAAATCTTTGCCCTAACTGCACAATCTTTAGCTTCGAGTAGCTTTCTCAAAGCAACAGTTCTTTCTGGATTACGAGGAAGGCTATTGACTATCCAATTAGCCACGCTATAAAACTGATAACTAACTGTTTGCAAATCTATCGGCAAATGCGAATACTCGAAGAATTGCATCATCGGCTCATATACATTGTCCATCTAACTTCCTACTAAAGTTACTTTAGTACGAAATCCTACGTCTTTGTTTGTTCAAGGCTCGCTCATAATTGCTTCTGCCATCTCTTTTCTCTACTAGCTGTCGCATATAACCGTGAGTTAGTCCGACAGTTTTCGGAGGCGGAGAAGAAGCACGAATCTTAATGTCCTTGGCCATTTGGATGGCAATCATCCAAGCCATAACAATATCATCGTGTTTACCTGGAGAAGCCGCAAGCACTTTCGTCTTAGGATGTTCCACGAAGGATTTCATTTGCGAAAGCAACTCTTCTGAGTTAACAACAACATCCATATTGTCAACAGCGTACATAGCATCTCTAGCCATAATCTGTTTTGTGTCATCATTAGTGATATAACCCCATTGCACATCACCACTAATTGCAACTTTAAATGGATGCAAATAGTAGTAAAGATTCGGATACCGATAATTCTTCAGAAGATACTCTAATGCTGCGTACCCTCCTTTGTCGTTTCGCTCGACTCCGAGTTTGCACCAGTTGTACAACTCGCCAAGAAAATTACATACACCTGCGAACTCGGCAGGCTGAATGACATCGCTAAATGTGGCAACCTCTTCCAAAGTGGGGAGTTCCAGTACCACCACCGAACTGTGATCACCTCCTTTAACTCCCTGTGCCCCGTCTGCGCCTGCGACATAAACCTTCTCCTTTTCAGGTGGTTTAAATATTTGCAAGTGTCCATACGATTGCTCTTGAAACTTTAAGTTACAATCTCTAACCGAATGGTCGTGTCTATATCTATAGCGTGTTGGCTTTTGTACTTTCTTCCGATACTCATCCATCTCAATCAATCGTTGAGCGGAGAAGATGGATTGAGTTTTCATACCCCAAGCGTCTTCGGGAATAGTTGGATACTCTTGTTTGAATGCCCATTTGTTGCCAAGACATTCAGTATCAATCTTCCCACGACGCCAGAGCAACCGACACATTGACTCTTTTTGCAGCCAAACCTCGTAATCTTCGCCTTCTTGATCTGGAAAATCACAGTTTTCGCTATAATAATCCATCTCTGGATACCAGAACTGAAGCTGCGATATGATTCTTTCTCGCTCTGAAATCTCATCTCCGTACTTGGATTCAGGATTTACAGAAAGCTCGAAGTAATCTACTAAAGTAACTTTAGTTCTATATTCGTCGTCTGCAAGCCACGAAACGAATATCTTATCGTACCCATTGTCAGGATCATCCCAGAATTCCTTGCCATAATTCTCACCTTGAGCCGTACTCTCGATGAAAATAAAGGTATTCGGGAGCTTCGGAATCGCCTGTTGGAGCGAAATCATACGCTTCGGAACATCAATTCCAAGTGTAGGCCACGAGCAAAACTCGGTCAGATGCGCTCCTTGGAAGGTGTAAGACTTGCCGAGATGTTCATTATCGGCAGTACGCACCATCATAAAGGAGTCTAGTCCTATGTCTTTTCTGACCTCTTTACCATTATTGATACTCTTAATAGGAGTAGCAAAGTGAACCATTTCTCGGTTCATCTTCTTAAATTCCGGTTGTAATACCGGATGTGAATGGTAATAGTAGCTCTGTAACCTATCGCATATGTTTTGGGCAGACGCCATATCGTGCGAAACGAAGAGGAATCGCCTATTTTTATTCAAAGAACAAAGCCAGTAAATAAAGGCCGTGAACAAAGTAGTAAAGCCTAACTGCCGACCTTTGATCACGTACATTCGGACTGGTATGCCCGCTGCGATCTTTCGCAGAATTTCCCGAACTACGTAACGCTGCGCTCTATTAAGAACCAGCCTGACAAGTTGCATCTTCTTGTCAGTAATCCAAAGGTTAAACTTCGCGTATAATGCAAAACTAGCAATTAACTTCGGCAGATATTTCTTTACTACTTCGTTACGAACCATAAAGTTACTTTAGCCGCTGAACATACGCAAGTCTTTTACTTGTCTGTGCTCCTTTTGCAACCTGTCATTCTCTTCACGTTGCTTCTGAGCTTCTTGTTCGCCAAGATCAAGGTCTTGGTATACCACATCTGCTCTAGTGGGAGATACGGTATGCGGAATCTCGATTGACTTAACGATCTTGAACACTCCGTAATCGGGACAAGCCATAGAGACGCAAGCAAAGTACATAGTTTCGCCACGACTTTCTCTATACAAGTGCGATCCGCATTCGCAAACCAATTCTGGCATCAAGAACATCTTCATCACGGAAATCCTCTGTGCCCCATCAACGCAACTCTAAACTTATGAGCAGTGGCAATGGAAGCGGTTACGACTCTGGCCTTTATTTCAGTATTGGCAGGGACTCTAACTGCCGATATAGTAAAATTCTGCACAACAAATGGTACTACGCCAAGATAAGCAACAGGAACTATATTATCGTAATTGGGAGAATTAGTACCTATGCTAATCACGGCCGGAGTAATTACCGTATCAACTTCGACGGCCTCAATCTGAGCAACCATAGGATGGCATTGGTCGTCTTCTGTATCGGTAATAACTGTCGAACCTGTTGATTCGGCATCAATATCGTCTGTTGAACCAACTAGAAAAAGTCCAATGTTATTTGTCATCTGCGATCCTTTCTACCGTAAGTTCCTTTTTCATCAGGAAACAAGTCTGTTACGTCGTCGTCTTCATCTAAAGTAACTTTAGTAACTGGTTTATCGTGTGCTTCGTCCAGCAACCTTTCCAGATTGAGATTGAGTTCGACTCCGCTTTTCAATGCGCCTTTGATCTTGCCCAAAGTATTGATCGCAGAGAGCTTCTCTTTATTATCGCCGGTTCTGAGAATATCGCGTAACTTGTTAATAGCCTCGCCGTGCCATAACAAAGTCAACTTGGCATTTGTGAACAGCGTGACAGTCTCCAAGAATTCATCGCTTCCCAAAAGACGTATAGCGTCCATAACATCAATGCCAAACTGATCTGCTATATCATTCGCAGTGGAGACTTGGTTATCGGATACAGCGGAAGCAATCTCCACTTCCAATCTCTTGCGTTCAAGCGCGTCATAATTATCATATTTTTGTAGTGGGAAGTCTTCCATATCTGTAAATTGGAATTACCTGTCTTCCTAATGCTTTGTTCTCAATCACAATAGGGACACGCTTATAGTATATCTCAAACTCGACTTCTTTGCCTCTGGCATATTCTTCGTAATTGGTATCGCCTTCTCCAGACGCTTTCTTCAATTCATCATAGACTTCTTCACTAACACCAAAAGCTTTGATTAGTTGTTCTGGACCACGAACACTGGCAATCCATAACTCATTGAATAGTGGGAAAGCTATAGCTGCGAATTTCTTTTGTCTCTCCCGCTCCAATTCAAAGTGATCTTCGAGATGCTTGATATGTTCTTCTAAAGTAACTTTAGTATCTTCTTCCTCCCATTCTTTCTGCATTCTTTCAGCATCTTGCTTACACAATACAGCGTGGTACTCACTAAGAGAGATACCCATCTTTTTGGCTTCTTCTTTTTCTTTAGTAACAGTCATATTCAAGCTGAACAAAGCTTGATGCAACTTGGCCAAAGACGTTAAGTCGCGCACGACCAATTGTGTAATAGGCTCAGCATATCCTGGGTCTTTTATCTGATAAATCTCGATACCTCTTAATGGTACTCCCAATATGGTAGCAACATAATATCTATAACCTTCAGGCGGAATTGGCAGATGTGGTTCGCTCATTTTTCTCCTTATACTCTTTTTCCCATTCTTCCAGAAATGTTCTTAACTCTTTAACTTGATCCATATCAGTAAATGTGTAGAATCCTCTTAATGTTGGATTCATCGTACTCTCAACACCGATAAAACCAACAAGCTTACCTTTTCTCCAAAAGAATCCACATCTCA